CAAATCAGCCTGTATCAAGGGAATAGAAAATCTTTTGGCCCCCATGTGATAAGTATTTTGCACTCTTCGTAGGCGGGTTGTGTTGATAACCCGATGGTCAAGGCGAGGGGACTTTTTGATTACATCGTGACAAATATTAAAAAAGGCCTTGACTCTTCTCAAGTCCGAAGTTCTTTTACCATAAACGAAGATGTAAAATCCTCGTCCACTAAAAGCCATCCGATGTTTTAGATTTCTATTCACCAACCAAGCATGAAGAATTTTTAAATCCTCGTATGCTTCCTCTAGCGATTCATTTCCATGTGCGTCAATATCCAAAAATATTCTATCAATAATGACTGAATGCTCAAGACCTCGGTTATCGGAAAACTCATCATAGTTATACACCGAAGTATATACATTCATTTTTCCGTTGTAGATTTTAATATAATCTAAAAACTCTTCTTGGTCGTGAACAACAAATCGCTTTGGTTGTCTAGCGTTCATGTGTGGACTACCAGCCCATACTTCTCTAGGAAAATACATTTTTTCACCTCATAGTTGTTTCGTGTCCTTTTTAATCTGCTCTCGCAGTTCTTCCTTTGATGGTATTACTTTTTTCTTTTCTTTTGTTTTTTCCGGAAGGACAACCGGCTTAATGTTCATTTCAATTTTGGCTGAATCCAAATCAGCCACAATTAATTCCGTTAGGTGTAAAATGTGAAAAGTATAGAAAGCGTTTTTAATATCTCTTTTTAGTTCATCGCTTACAAAGTTAACCATCACATCAAGAGTATACTTTTCTTCACTAATAATATCATCCAAAGTATTTTCTATGTTGTAAATGTCCTTAACTGTCCACCCAAACTCCAGCACCTTTTTAATTAAATCATTTGTAACTTGTTCAATTTCTTCTTTATCCATATTATCACCAATCATAACCAATACTATTTTCTCCCTTTTCACAAACAGAGTAAAGTCCACACTTTCTACACTTCTTGTAGAAATCATCAAACGGGAACTCCGCCACTAGATAAGAGTCTACTAGTTTTTGCATAGTTTTTTCAACAGATACCTCGGTTTTTGCTTTCACAGGTTCAAGGAAAATGTAGTTGCTAGCGGGGAAAAACCAACCCCAATTAGTGAACTCCATTTCAGGGTCAAGACCGGCGGCAATTTTATCCTCGTCCGTAGCATTGTCAAATAGAATTTTGTAGAAGGCCATCTCTTTTCTCATGTGAGTGGCCTTACTATCCTTCCAAACTCCTGTCTTAAGTTCAAGTGGGGTATACCCACCATCAACAATAAACAGTCTGTCAATAATTCCTTGTAGGTGAATTTGAAGCCCGTTCAATTCAATTCTAGCGTTCAGTCTAACCTCATTACCCACAGGCTTAAAGAATTCAATCGTGCCGTCTTTCACACAATCAATAAACCGTTCAGCAGACCAAGAAGCCATACTGCGATACAAAGCCGAAGTAATCTCGTCGTCTGTTTCGGGGTATAAGTCCAAGAAACTTTTTGCTAGTTTGTTTGGGTCGTCAATATGGTTCATCGCCTTTTCAACATCAACCATTTTCCAAAACTCTTCTTGAGCGTCGTGTGCTGTTGTTCCTCTAATCATAGCCTCATTTGCTGGTTGAGAAACTTTACCTTCACCTAGCGGGTCATACGACATTCTGTAAGATGCCCTACAAAAACTGTATGTTCCTAAAGACGACTTGGTAATTTTAAGCACCGGGCTATTTTCATCGTCAGGGTTCCACTGGTAGGTAAAACCGTTTTCTAAATCTCTCTCTGTCCATTCTGTAACATAATTCATCTTGTTCCCTCCTTTAATTCATCTATTATTGATGAGGCTTCTTGCCTCGTTTGAACGCTGGATATTAAACTTTCAGTTCCACCCAACTTTCTAATGTAATCTAACTGTCTGTCCGTTGGAGGACCGTCAGTATTCTTAACTACCTTCACGGGTTCTTCCATGACCTTCCTTCGTAGGGAAGCGGTAGTCTCATCGTGACAAGGCTTACAAACCTCCACGACATTACTTCTAGCATAGATTAGATACTCTTTACCGAGTTCTCTGCACCTGTGCTGAGAAATAATGTGATGCCATTCTGTCTTTAAATCTTCACACCCACAAATAGTGCAGATGTTTTGTTTAATCCAAAATTGTTTTTCGTTCTTATACAGAACAAGTAATTCTTGTTCTAAATCTTCTATTTCCTCTTTTTTCTTTGATATTCTTTCATGTAGTTTTTTCATACTTTTAATGTATGAACCTGATTTCTTTCCCATATTACCACCAATCCTCCAATCTTGACTGATTAATGTCTCTGCGATAGAGCGACAAAGGCCACCCCATGCTTTCAAACACCAATGCAGACTTCTTGATAATTTCTGCCTCTGCTATGAACTCCCAATCGGGAATGTAAGTTTTGCTAAGTTCCATTTGGTTAATGCTTCTAAAGGCCAAGTATTCTGCGTTTTTTGACTCGCCTTTCCACAGATAACACTTCTCTTCTAAATTTTCATTGTTCATTTTGTAGTGATAGTAAGAATCCCCCTTGGCGATTTTACTACCCAAGTCGTGCTGATTATAATAAAGAATCCCAGCCGTTCCACCAGCGACCATCTTATACTCGCTTAGTGGTTTTCGTAGGCGGCTTCTCTTAATCAACCTGCTTATATCTACTTTACCCTTAACAATATTCTTATACCATTCATTACAATAGGCTACTATTTCTTCCTTATCGTTAAACAGCGATACCTTCTTTAAAAGGTTTTCTTGAAATTCCTTTGCTACCGGAGTTTCATTACTCTTCTTCATTTCAAAGCCCATGACAAAGAACTTATCCTCGTCAAGAAACTTACCGTCTTTCCAAGAAAGCCAACCACAATATCGGTTCTTTTTCTTAGAGAGGAAAAACTTGGAAGCATACTTCTCAAATTCCAACTCAACTGGTTCACGGAAAACCTGCTTTGAAATATAATCATTTAGTTTTTCACGAAGTTCTAGTGCATCCTCAACATCTTTAACCTTGATGAAAACCGAATCCGTGTGTCCGTAGATAACTTCGTAGCCCAATTGTTGAGCGTAGAAGGCCGTCATTCTCATAGCCCTACGAGCAGAAGCCGTGATTGACTTAGCCATATCCATATCGCCCCATCCGTAGCCGTCCTTTGCTAGAATACCGTAGAATGCGTTCACAACCCGCTTAGTAGCCATTTGTGCTGAATCCCACTTTTGATACTCTTCGTCCGTGGTTGCTTGGGAGCGCAGTTTCTTATAGGAATCTCGCATCTCCATTAACTCCTTGACCGCTTGAGGCAATACACCTTCACCTTCTTTGCTGAAATATATGTCGGGATTACCGGAATGTGGCTTCAAGTTCTTGGGTGTTTCCCACCAAACAGGGTAGCCACTAGAAGTCTTAGTCTCCCACGAAATATTCATTGAAGCCATCATTGACGGGTATAGAGATTTGAAGTCAAAAATAGCCACATTCTCATGTTGTCCGTAGGTCTTTTCTTCATCGGGGTCCATGACGAAAGCCGCTTCAAACTTTTCCTTTGAACCTTTCAGTCCAGTAGGAGGAACCCAAGAAGCCTTCTTCATAAAATATACACCAGCCATCTGTGAATTGTGATATGTGTTTTCAAACGGACAACCAATTAAGCGTTGTAGGGCTAATTGATTCTCGCTAACATTGAGTTTTTCGTCAATGTCCACACACAATTTTACATCTATTCTTGCGTATTCTAAGTAAGTGGTAGTGTCTTCAAGCCAAGCCCTTTCGTAAAACTCGTTGTCTTGGAACTTTGCAGAAACAACCTTGCCGTCATTTTCTAAAACCAACTTAGAACAATCATCCAACTTCAAAGAAGGTAGAGTTCCCATTTGTGAATCAGTCCACAAACGCTCAAATCTATCCATTAGGCAAAAGGTCAACCGACCCTTAATTGGTTGACCGCTATTGTGATAATTTTCAACCTTGAGATTCCAACCAACAGGTTCTCCACCAGCATAACGCCTTGAAACATTCTTGATTTCTCCGTAGGGGGACATCAGCGTTGGGTTAATATTCAACTCACACATACGAGAAATAACCTTCGGTATGTCAAAACCAAGCAAATACCACCCAATAATCATGTCGGGGTCTTGCTCTTGCATTAAACGAATAAAGGCGTAAAGCATATCGGTTTCATTTTCATATACTTCAACCCATTCTTCTTCTTTGCGAATAACTGGTTCAGCAAACCAAGTCATTACAGTAGCCTTTTGAGTGTAGTTATCATAAATACTCAGCACCGTAATTTTTCCATCGTGTTCCCCACCAACTTGAGTTTCAATATCAAAATACCACTTACGCAAATTATATTCGGGAATCTCATAGCCCGAATCAATACACCAAAGCCTAGCCGCATCCACATCACCTTGATAGGTTCTCTCGGTTTTGTGGATTTCCTGCATAATATTATATCTATCGTAGGGGTTTTCATAGTAATATTTGATAAGAGGAATACCCTTCAAATTTCTTTTATCGGTATTGCTTCTAACAAAGTCTACTCTTCTACCTTTAACAATAATGCTTCTACCGATGTTGGTATCAATTGGTAAATAAAAATAGGGACGACAATCAAATGTCTCTTCTATTCTTTCATTGTTAGCATCACGATAACGAAGTTTAATCCTGTGTTTGTTGTTCTCTTGAATCGTGTTTATCATCATTTTCATCACTCAGTATTTCAATCTCAATGTCGTTTTCTCTTAGTTCATACTGCATTTGGTTTTGAATGTAGTGGATTATGTGTTGTTTTAGGTCTCTAGCGTCTGTATCTCGCCAATACCAACCACCTTTCACTAGAAGGTTTAGTTTAAATTGAGGGCCTTCACTCATTCAAATCCCTCATCATTTGTGCGAAGTCTCTTCCGTATTTCATTGTAAGTTCAATGTCCTTAAACTCTTCAAGCAAACGCTGAACATATACGGCGGCATCCATCAATTCTTCTTGAAGGTGGGTAAGCCATTCGTGAACCGAAAGGTCTTCTCTTTCCATTGTTGTCCCGTATTTCTTTTTGCCGACTTCTGCCCGTTGTTGAATTTTTATGCACACATTGTCTTCGTGTTTGCTCATTCTTCTTCCTCCGCATTAGCATTCATGTTTAGAATTGTATCAAGTAGTCTCACTTGACCAATCAAATATAGGATAACTCCACTATTGCTCTCCCCATACATTTTTAGAAACTGTTCTAGTGTTGTGTTTCTCTCGTTTAGGTTGTGCATTAGTGTATCGTGAAGTTGTTGTCGCATTGTTGCTAGCACCGTTAGTAAAATTTCTCTTTCCATATTTAAGCCTCCATTCTTGGCGCACGAAGAATAGTTACTCCTCCGTTAACAAAAACAAAGGGCATTTCATCATCGTAGTAAATATATGTCCAATCATCCTCACCTTGCAGAATAGGCTTCACAATAGGCAAAGAAAAGGAACCAACGCTGGGACCGGAATAACCATCTACTGTTTCAAGGCGAGTAGAGAAGTTTTGTGAACCCTTCTCCGAAGAAACAGTAAGTGTTTCTCCATCATACCCAAAGGTATAAACAGAAGTTCCAACCTTCTCAGCAGTTTTAAGACTCTCCACTAAAGCGTTAGTATGAACCGCTACCTTGGTAGAAAGAGTCAACTTTTCAGTAACTTGCAAAAACTCGCTTTCTTCATGGTTTGTCTCACACATAGGAGAAAACCTTTCCATTACATGAGCGTATTGGTGTCGTTCAAGGGAAGGTAATTCAGCAATAGAATTACCATAGGCAACCTTGATAATACCTTCAACAGTAATAATAGTGCATTCTTCATCAGGCAGATACTTTAGCAAAGTTTCAGCATTGACACAAAACCTACCCGGACTATCACACTCACTAACCGAGGATTCAATTCTAATGTAGGTAGACATATCCCCGTTTTCAATAGTTAGATGTTCTTTAGTAGCCGTAAGGCGAATCTCGTTCCCAAGACTTGAATTTTCACTAAGTAATCCCTTGTTATACTTACCCTTAATTAGGGCAACATTAATATCATTCTTCAATCTTTTTCCATTCGTTGTAATTTTCATGTGTTTCACCACCAATTTGTTCATAAATTCTATTCATAATACCACACAATTAATCGTTTATTCAAAGAGTATTTTCCTTGATTCCGGGTAGGCCATTCCAAGTGACCTCTCCCTTTTGATTCTCAAAAACTAAAAAGGCTTGACCTTCGTTTGTTGCATTGGTCTTTGATTTAGTGACCTTTGCGTAAAGGCTCGTCTTACCATTTCTTTCCTCACGGTAGGTGTGAATGTGTTGGTAAAGTTTAGCCGTAGTAGACTTTTCCCAATCGGGCTTTTGTCCAACTACTTCAAATCCATCATGCACTTCTTTCATGTGAGTGATGAAAAACTTATGACATTCCAATTGACAAGCCGCCTTAAACAAACGCTGGTATTCTTGCGTCCTAGCAAACCATTGGGTAGGAACCATTTTGACTTTATCAGCCTGTCGTGGGTCATTACCCTTGATGTGATTCAAACGAGCAATCATGTTTGTAGTGTCAAGCCAAGTGTCCAAACCATCAAAGACGATAGCCTTAACTGCTTGAACCTCAATTGATTCCTCTTCGTCAAGACTAATTTTCTTACTCTCAATTGCTTCCTTAACCATCCCAA